GATCGGCGGCCAGCATCAGCACCGCCTGCCGCAGGTCCGCCGGTACATCGCTCCACGCCGTCCCGAACCCTGCCGTGAACAGCACCTCAACCTGACCCCCGCCCGGCACCGACGGCAGCAACTGCCCCGTCGGCGCAAGGCGCGGGCGGTGCAGGTCGGCGATCACCCGGTAGATGCCAGCGTCCAGCACGGTTGATCCGCCCGCGCCATCCCTCAGCGTGACCGAAGCAATGCTGCGCACCGGAGCCACCGGCAGCGCCTGTGCCGCCGGATCACGCCAGTCGTCCAACACCCAGCGGAATACGCGCTGCAACAGGGCCTTGCCGGTCCGCCCCTCGATCACGGCTATTGCGGCCCGCAGATAGGCTTCGATCAACCCGTCCTGCAATCCTTCCTCGGCAAAGCCGGTGCCCAGTCGCAAATGGTCCCGCATCGCCCCGATCGGCAAAGCCGCGACCGGAATGGCCGTGTCCTCGTTCAACATTTGGGTCATCTCCGCTTCCCGAAAGGCCAAAGCTTCAGTGCGCAAGACAGCCCCCGCCCGGCGAAAGCCAACGCCCGCGCACCGGTTGCCGCCCCTGTGCAGGGGCGGCGCACCAGTCCGACGTCAGGTCAGGGCGAACTTCAGCAGCTTGATCGCCGCATAGTCGCTGATGTCGCCGCCCACGCGCTTGGTCGCATAAAACAGCACATGCGGCTTGGCCGAGAACGGATCGCGCAAGATGCGCAGGTCTGTCCGTTCCGCAATTGTGTAGCCGGCGGCAAAGTCGCCAAAGGCAATCGCATGCGCATTGGCGGCAATGTCAGGCATGTCCTCGCAGATCAGCACCGGATAGCCCATCAGGCGCGGCGGTTCGGCCACAGCCAGCCCGTCAGCCCACATGAACCGGCCATCGGCGTCCTTCATCTTCCGCACGGCCCCCGCCGTCTTGGAATTCATCACGAAGGTCGCATTGGCCCGATAGGGTGCCGCCAGAGCATAGACAAGGTTCACGATGCAATCGACGGCGTTGGTCGTCGGGAAATCCGCCGCAGCACCGCTGGCCACATAGCCCAGGCTGCCCCAGGTCCAAGCGGAATTCGGAACCTTGGCCGGCAGCAGGATGCCCTTGGGCTTGTCTGCCCCGTCGCCGTTCACAAAAGCTGCCGATTCCGACCGGATGAAGCGCGAGGCGATCTTTTCCGCGAGCCAGCCCTCCACGTCAAAGGCGCTGTCATCCAGCAGCCGCTGACTTGCCTTCGGCATCGCGGCAAGCTGGTGCAGCCGGATCGAAATACGCTCGATCAGCGGCGTCGCCGTCTCGCTGACCGATCCGGTCTCGGTCACCCATCCTGTGCCCACGTCGGACCGGTCAATCAACACATCGAAGTTCGAGGCGTCGACGGTGACAACGCTGGCAATCGACCGGATCGATCCGGTTGCAACCAGCATCGATTTCACCGTATCCGCAGTGCGCGGATCCACCAGATAGCCGCCGTCACCCGCCACGGCTGTGCTCAGCGCCTTTCCTTCCAGGGCAAGGCCCCGCAGCGCCTCGTCATCGCCGTGGCGCAGATAGGCGTTAAAGGCCTTCTTGTGCGGCTCCTCGGTTTCGACAGCGGTCGAAAGTACCGGGCGCCCATAGGTCATCGTCTTGGTTTGAAGCATGGTCAGTCGCTCTTCCTGTTGATGCAAAGCAGATGTTACTTCGGCTTGAAAGCCCTTGAATTCCTGCAGAAAACCAGACAACGCCTCGGTCACCTGCTCAGCCGGTCCAGCGGCACCGGGGCGATGTGCCGCGGGCCGGGTTTTGGTCTCACTCATCTTGTCCCCCGTGTTTAGGCCGCGTCAGCGCGCGGCCAGATCGCGGCGCGCCTGCTCGAACAGCTTCGCCAGCGCGCTCCAGTCAGCCCCGGCGGCTGGGTCGGCCTTCGCCTGAACCCGCGCTTCGGCCAACATGGGAAAGGTCACCAGAGACACTTCCCAAAGGTCCAATTCCTGCAGCAGCCGCTGCCCTTTGGCGTCCCGCTCAGCCCGCAGCGTGCGATACCCGATGGACAGCCCATCAATCGCGCCCGCCGCCAGCAGGGCAGCCGCCTCCTGCCCGCGCGCAACATCCGTCAGGATGCGCCCTTTCACATACAGGCCCGTGGCATCCTCGTGCACCTCGTCCCATACCCCGATGGGCTGCGCCGGATCGTGCTGCCACAGCATCTTGACCCGCCGGCCCGCTGCCGCCAGGGCCGCAAGCGATGCGGCATAAGCGCCGCGCCCCACCACATCCCCACCCTGGTCCCGCCGCCCGAAGATCGAGGCATAGCCTTCAACCCGCGATCCGTCAGTCACCGTGATCCCGGCCTCCGGGCGATGGAACTTTCGCTCCGGCGCGCCCGCCAGTGTCCTCTCATCCATGTCGCTGCTACCTCATCGCTGCCGCAATCACGGCCTCTGCCATCTGCGCCAGCAGAAAGCAGGCCACGCCGTAAACTCCTACCCAGATGCGCTTTTCCAGCCGCTCCAGCGCCGCGTCGATCTGGCTCAGGCGAAACTCCAGCGCGGCCCAGCGTTCCTGCGCCACCCGCTCATTCGCCTCGATCTTCGCCGCAGCCGCGTCAAAGCTGTCATACAGAAACCGTGATCCCCCGCCCGTGTCCCGCATGCTCAGCTCTCCGCCAGCGGCGGCAGGCCCAGGGCAGCCCGCTTTTCTGCCGGGCTCAGGAAATCCGCCGCCCCGACGCGCGCCCAGTGCTGGTCGCGCTCTGCAGCCAGGGCCGGCACCTGATCGGGATCGGGGCGCAACTCCACCTCTTCCCCGGTAAAGGTCGACAGCCAGTGTGAAATCGCGGCCGTCACCTTGCCTGCAAGCGGCAGTACCGTCAGCCGGTAAAACGCGCGATGAGCCTCCTGGTAATTGGCATAGGTCGCCTCACCCGGGATCCCCAACAGCATCGGCGGAATTCCGAAAGCCATTGCAATTTCGCGCGCCGCCGCCTCTTTGGTTTGCTGGAACTCCATGTCAGACGGCGAAAAGCCCATCGGCTTCCAGTCCAGCCCCCCTTCAAGCAGCATCGGACGGCCCGCATTGCGCGCGCCCTGATGATGGCTTTCCATCTCGCTCACCAGCCGGTCATACTGATCGGCGCTCAGGTTGCCCTGCCCGTCCACGCCCCGGTAGACAATTGCGCCTGAAGGCCGGGCGGCATTGTCGAGCAGCGCCTTTGACCAGGCCGATGCGGAATTGTGCACATCCAATGCCACGCCCGCCGCCTGCAATGGCGAAAAGCCGTAATGGTCATCCTGCGGATGGAACGACCGGATGTGACAGATCGGCGGCGGCCCCCCCAACATCGAAAACCGGTGCGTCCGCCCGCCCACGGCATAGTCATAGGCAGCGGGCCAGCCATCAGCCCCCGGAACCAGACTCATCCGGTCCGGCCGCAGCACATGCAACTCTCCCGGCAGGGCCGCTCCGCCCGGCACAGCCTCCAGATAGCCGTTGCCTGACAGCAGCAGAAACCCGTACAGCGCTTCGAACAGATCAGCGCGCCCCTGTGCCGCATTCGGTCGCCGGATCAGCTCCAGCACGGGATGCGTCTCATAGCGCCGGTCGCGGTCCTGCAGGATCAGCGGCAGCGCCGACGCGGCTTCGGCAATCAGCTTCACCGCGCGAAAGGCCACCGGATTGCTTTGAAAACCGGTCCGCGTCAGCGAAACCGTGTCCCTCGGACTCCAAACCGCGCGGCCGCCGCCCCGGAACGTCACAAGCGCACCCGTGGCCGAGGCCTTGTGCTCCGGCACCTGCGCCCGCCCGCGCCACAGAAAGTCGAATTTCATTGCGAACCTGCTCCTCTGTCCTCGGACATGGCTGTTCCGGCCCCGGCCCGGCGGCCAAAGCCCGAACGCGTGATGGTGGTCTGGAATCGCCCGGCTAAAGCGGGCGGATGCCGGGCCTTCGCCAGGCCCTTGCCGGTTCAATCATCAGGTCGGTCAGCGCCCAGACCAGCGCATCCACCCGGTCCGGGCTGCCGCTTCCGGTGTAGCCCTGCCGCGCGAAACGGCACATCTGGTCCTCCAGCGCGTCCATTCCCCTCAGGTGCCGCACCCGGCCCTGTTCGTACAAGGCCGCCACAGGCTCTGCCCGCGCGGCCTTGTCCCGCACCGCATGAACCGCGCGATAGGGGATCAGCGCATCCACCTGCCGGATCACGCTTTCCACCAGTTGCCCGCCCTGGTTCACTTCCGCCACCAGCCGGTCTGCCTTGTGGCGGTGAAACGCATCAATCGCGGCCTGCGCCCAGCCCTGCGGCGTTGCCGCCCTCACACTGGCATCCTCCAGGACCACGGCGCGCCAGCTCTGCGGCGGCCCTTCGGTGATCGCCCCCACCACCACGATTCCGCATTCATCCGATCCGCGATGCCCTGAAACCGGCGGGTCAACCGCAACCACGATCCGGTTCAGCGGCGGTTCCACGCCCAGCCGCAGCGCATCAAGCTGCCCGGCCGTCCAAAGCGCCCCCTCGACCTCTTCCAGCAGAATACCATCCAGCTCCTGCCGCCCCATCCAGGTTCCGGAATAGCGGCTGCGAATCTCTTCCAGAAAGCTTGCGGCCAGATAGGCCCGGTTCGCTTCGGTCGGTGCATGGGTCAGCACCGTCGACGGATTTTTCAGCACCGCCTTCAACACTTCAACATTGCGCGGCGTCGTGGTGACGACCTGTCGCGGATTGCTCCCCAATCGCAGCGCAAACTGCAGCATGTCCCAGGTTTCGCCAGCCTTCTTCCATTTCGCCAGCTCGTCTGCCCAGGCCGCGTCGAACTGGGGTCCGCGCAGGCTGTCAGGATCATGCGCCGAATACACCTGCGCCACGGCACCATTGGGCCAGACCAGCCGCCTGCGGGTGGCCTCCCACTCCGGACGGCGGTCCGGCGGCGAACAGGCAAGGATCCCGCTGTCACCAAAGATCATCACCTCACGGACCTGATCCACCGTCTCGCCGACAAGGGCCACCCGTTTAGCCCGGCCCGGGTCCAGCGGGCGCGGCCCTTCCACCTCAGAGCGGACCCATTCGGACCCCGCCCGGGTCTTGCCCGCACCGCGACCGCCCATGACAACCCAGGTCTTCCAGGCGCCGTCGGGCGGCAGCTGATGCGGAAAGGCCCAGAATTCGAACATCCAGGGCAGGGCCAGCAAGGCGTTTTCATCCAGCCCGGCCAGAAACTCAGTCACCGCCTCCGGCGTCGCGGAGGCAAGCCAGCCTGCGCCCGATCTCAGCTCGCGCCGCGTCAAAGTCGATTGCATAGTCGTGGACGACCCCGGCAACCTGCTTGCGGAGTTTTTCAATGCGCGTCCTTTCATCCATTACCAACTGGAAGGCGGCTTTCAGGTCTTTCACCGCCTGTGCTGCGGCCTTCACCTCATCCACCGACCCTTGCCGAAGCTTGCGCTGCGCCAGAACCAGATCTTCTGCCGCCTGCCGGTACAGGTCTTCTGTCGCTTCCAGAAGATCGACGGGGGGCGGGTCGTCCGATGGGAAATCCTGAATCATCACCCCCTGCACCCGCTGTCTTGCCGGATCGCATGGGCAAATGAAAAAGCGGCGCCGGGATACCCCGTGCCGCTTGCCCACCTCTTCTAGCATGCCATAAGTCCTACACGGGACCGCACGGCAAGTCAAGACCAAAAATCAACCCTGCCAGATACTTAGCGCGCGCAGCCTTAACCGTTTCTTCATTCTTCAGGCACAGTCGCCCCGTCCACACCGTCTGCCGCCCGCTGCGCCTCGATGGCGCGCCATTTGGCGACATTGGCGTTGTGCTCGGCCAGGGTCACGGCAAAGACATGCCCGCCGGTGCCATCAGCCACAAAGAACAGATAGTCCGATGACTCCGGGTTCAGCGCCGCCTCGATGCTCAGTTGCCCCGGATTGGCAATCGGTGTCGGCGGCAATCCATCGATCACATAGGTGTTGTACGGCGTCTCGCGCCGCAGTTCGCTCTGCCGCAAGCCGCGGCCCAGGGAACCCTCGCCTTTCGTGATCCCATAAATCACCGTCGGGTCTGTCTGCAGCCGCATGCCCTGCGCCAGGCGGTTCAGGAACACGCTCGCCACCAAGCGGCGCTCTTCGGCAATGCCGGTCTCCTTCTCCACGATGGACGCCATGATCAACGCTTCTTCCGGCGAGGCAAAGGGAAGGCCCTCGGCGCGCGCCGCCCAAAGATCGGCCAGCACCCGGGCTTGCCGCGCCTCCATCTCGGCAATCAGCGCCGCCCGGTCTGCGCCGCGCGTCACCTCATAGCTGTCCGGGGCCAGCGTGCCTTCCGCCGGAACGGCCGCAATCTCTCCCGTCAGGAACTCCGCACGCCGCAGGCTGTCGACCACCTGCCAGCTTGTCACCCCTTCCGCCAGCGTAACGCGCCAGCGCAGGTCATCCTCGTCGGCGGCATCCACAAACGCCGCCGGTGCCGGTTGGGTCACGTCGAATTTCACGACCTCGACATAAGAATCCGTTGCCGGATCCAACTCTCGCAGAACGATGTCCGCCCCCGTGACGCCAATCCGGAAATTGACCTCGCGCCCGCAGGTCGATTGCCCGCCCGCCGTCACGATCTCCAGCACCTGCGACATGGATGCGCCGGACGGCACCAGATAGCTGCCGAACTTCAGATCGTCCGACCGGTCGGCATATTCCGCACCGATGCGGAAAATGCGCGCATCAGTCACGGCGCCCCGCGTTTCCAGCACCCTGCTGATCTGTGCCAGCGATGCCCCGCGTTCGACCTTTATGCAGACGGCATCGGCAAGCGGCCCCGGCCCGG